TACTACTGAGCATCCCATTAATACTCACTGTGTAGTATCTATGCTGGGTCTGCCTACTTATGAAGGCATGGACAGCACTGCTGTAATTAAGGTTGCCTAAGGAGTGATTAAATGATTGCAACGCATAGCGTGAAAATCGGCGGCAAATGGTACAAGGCGGGAGATAAGCTTCCCGCCTTAACGCCTTCTGTTGAGGAAGTTAAAAAGCCGGAAGAGCGTATTTACACAAAAACTGATATCAACCGAATGCCGATTGCGGAATTAAAGACCCTTGCGGCAAGCAAAGGGATTGAGTCTGGCGATACCATGAGTGGCGCTGAGCTCAAAAAGAATCTGCTAAAAGCATTAGGACTGTAAAAGAAAGAAGTGGTCTTATGGAGCGGATGAGTGAATTGACTGCCTATGTCTCTACAAAAGCAAAACAGTATTTGGAAGAGACGGGCGAAAAAATAGCGGTATTCCCCTCGTCCATTGTCGATTTTGTAATTGAGTATGCAAGTAATGGATGCAATTTTCCTGCCCATTTTAAAGAGCGGGACGTTGTGGCTGTTTTGTCAAGAGGAAAAACATCTCTTGCCATGGCTTGTGTAGACATCTATTCCAAAGTTGGAGCAGAAGGGCAGAGGTCTCATCTTGAAAATGGTGTTTCTCGCTCTTATCAAAGCGCATGGATTACATTTGACCTGCTTTCATGTTTTCCAAATTATGTAACAATCCTTTAGAAGATTGTGCGTGGGTTGGAATAATTCGCAGGGCGCTCCGTAGTAATGGTGGAGGGTGGCGGAGTAATAAATATGCGAGGTGGAAGAATGACAATTAGGCCAGAGATTGTAATTAGTTTAGCTGCGGTGATTGTTAGCATTGTTTCTGTTGTCTGTTCGATTGTTTTTAGCTCCAAGAGTAACAAACGTACAGACACCAAGGAGATTGAAGAACGTGTGAAAGAAAACACAAGGATAAACTTCAAGTTGGACAACATTGCTGATTCAATCAAAGACGTCCGGAAAGACCTTTCAGATGTTCGTACCGAGATACAGCAACATAATGACAAGATTATAAAACTGGAAGAGTCCACAAAAAGTGCTCATCATAGAATTGATGAGTTTGTGGAGAAGTGTAGGGTCTGTGGAGGTAAATGCCATGAATGATAAATTTAAACAGTGGCTTATTGATGTGGCACTTAGAACCGTAAAGACCATGGCTGAGACAGCTTTTGGTGTTATTACTGGTTCTGGTGTGTACATGGGGGATATCAATTGGAGCATGGTCTTGAGTGCGACCGCTGTTGCCGGTATTAGCTGCGTTTTGTTTAATATCAAAAGCATCGAACCGAGCAGTGAGAACGTTAAAAAAGAATAAGCAGAAACTGTGGTATGCGCTGCAATCCCCAGAGCGTGTCCCGGTGTATGACTATTACGAGGGGGAAGATGGTGTTAAATACCCAATAGAGAACGGTGAGCCTAAATATCCGTATTTTGCCCCGGTCCCTTTTGAGGGAAATATAGCCACGAGTGGCAGTGACGTTGAGCTTGCCCCTTATGGACTGAATATGGCTGATTACGAGGCGATTCTTGTAATGGACAAGGATTCTATTCCGGTTACTGAAACAAGCCTTATTTGGCATAATACAGAGCCACAATACAATGATGACGGCACGGTTAATGAGCACAGTGCAGATTACAGAATTGTAAAGAAAAGCCCTTCGCTCAACATTTGTGCGTATGCCCTGAAACGGATGGTGAAGTAATTGGCCAAAAAGAAATTCAAGGTCGATATTTTGTCGCCATCTAGTATTCAGCGCTTAAAGCAGGATTTGACCGCATATCGAAACGATTTGCCCAATAAAGCAAATCTCTTGGCACAAAGGCTTGCTGACAAGGGTGTAAAGATTGCCAAGACGCAGATTGCGGAACTGAACGCTGTGTTTACCGGAGAACTGTTATCCAGTGTCCACACGGAGCATTTACACAGTGGACAGAGCTTAGCTGTCTTTGCAGTTGTGGTTAGTTCTTCGCACGCCCTTTTTGTTGAATTCGGAACGGGTCAGCGTGGAGAAGAGGAACCGTATCCTTATCCATTCCCACCGGGAGTTGATTGGGAATACAATTCAGGACCCACGATATTTGAGCTAAAGCCCGGACAATACGGATGGTTTTACCCACGAGATGGTCAGTGGTATTTTACCCAAGGTATGCCAGCCAGGCCGTATATGTATGAAACTTTTCTGGAATTAAAGTTGCTTGTTGAGCAGACCGCAAAGGAGGTATTTCGCTGATGAATAATTGGATAATGCTTGTGCCCTCGCTTGTATTTAGCCGAATCAAAGCGGATTTCTCTCCAAAGCTGATGTCAAAACATGGCATGACCGGCAACAACTTTTCGACTGTGAACAAAAATAATAAGGATCCAACTTTTCCCTTTGTTTATGTTCACCAGCTTGCGTCAATAGAACAAGGCGCAGACCTTGAAGGTTCGACAATCAATGCAGGAATGTTTACATTTCAAATTGATGTTTACGACAATCAGTCTCAGTCTCGGGCGAGAGAGGTAATGGGCGATTTAGTGCGCATAATGAAATCTATGAGGTTTCAGATTGCGTCCATGCCGGAATTTGAGCGAGATGCAGATGGGGTCTACCGTAGTGCGGCAAGGTTTAAGCGCGTTATTGGCGCAGGTGATGTTTTGTAGTTAAGAGCAGTAATGCTCTTATTTTTTTATGCATTTTTAGGAGGTAAAAAGAAAATGGCGATATCAGGATTATCTACATTGGGAATTACTGTGTGGCAGGCTGAATCGGCAGACCATAAAAAGGTAACAGAGGCCGCCAGCTATACTCAGTTGACCAGAATCAATGAGATTGGCGAGGCTGACGTTTCGCCTGAGGCGATTGATTCTTCTGCACTGGAAGACCTTATTACCAAGTATGTTCCGGGCAGAAGTACCGTAACAGATTCTATTCCTATCACTATCAACGTGACCCCTGATACAGTTGCGGAATGGACTGCAATTCTGGGCAAGACTATTTGCGTTTGTATAAATGTTCCCGGTCTGGAAACGCAGTGGTTTGTTGTCGTGACAGTGCCCAACGTACTGCCTATGCCAGCTATGGGCCAGAACGGCTTATTGACAATGGCCATTAACTGTACCGTTAATGAGTACATCGGACTGTCCGAGAGAGTAGATATTGACCTCAGTACAGCGGTAGTTGAAGAAGAGTAATTAAGTAATTAGCAAAACAGGGCGGTCTTCGGGCCGCCCTTTCCTTGCATTAATATTCCATGACGGAAGGGAAAGGTAAAAGAATATGAAGGTATTAACTATTGGTGGCAGAGACTACACATTTGAATTTTCCATCGAAGCATCTCTTTATAACGAGTGCACTGAAAAGATTACCAGTTTGATGGTTGGCGTTGGGCAGGCAAAAGCGGAAGATGGGCCGGACGCAAACGAAAAGGTGAGAAATGTAATTTCCACGATTTCCAACGTGCCGGTTGTTGCCATGACCATGTTTTATGCAGGTCTTTTGGAGCATCATGGCTCTAATGGTGACGGCACCGTAAAGGGGATGAAAGACGCAAAAGCGCTGGTGAGACAGTACCTTGTCGAGCACAAAGACGATGAAAAAGGCAACTTCTACGCTGTGATGAACGAGATGATTGAGTGCATGGAGGATGATGGTTTTTTCGAACTGACCGGAATGCGCAAGATGCTTCAGAACGGAACGGAAGAAACGGAGAAAAAAGCACCCAAGGTGCCTCAGGATCACAAGAAGAAAGGCGCAAGCCTTACAAAGAATTAGTATACGAATATTGGCTTCCCCATTACATTGCTATGGGCATGACCAAGAGTGATTTCATGCATTCTACGCCCAAGGTTTTAAATGCATATGGGGAAGCATACAAGATAAAACTTAAAACTCTTGACCGTTTGGCGTGGCAGTTTTGCGGTAGTTACGTTCTATCTGCGGTCGCTGTGGCGGTCGAGCATTGCTTGGCTGGCAAAAAAGCCAAGTCAGAATTTGTCAAAGAGCCGATGCTTGAGAAGCTTGAAGATGCTAACAAATCTATGACTGAAACTGAATTACAGAAGCAGCGTGAGTTGTTTGTGGCAAGGCTTGAAGCCATGAAGGCTAACTTTGATTTGAACCATAAACCCAAAAAGACAGGTGGTGGATTAAGTGATAGCAAATAGCGGTCATGATGAAAACAATAGATATAAAGGCGGTAAAGCTGGCGATCAGACTGGTGGCGAGTGGGATATTATTGATTGGTATAATCGCCCATGGGAAGAAGTATATCGACACCCTGACAATAAAGTTAGAGAGAAAATTGCGGAACTGGCAGAGAAGGCAGCAAAAAATAATTGCATTGGATACGACCAGGGGCAGCGTTGGACGTTTTGGGATGAACTTAAGAAAAACGGTTATGACCCGTCTAAAATTACCAAAAATTGTGAGCAGGATTGTTCGTCCGGCGTGTTGTCTATTTGTAAAGCGGTCGGTTATCTGCTGAACAATGAAAAGTTAAAGGCTATTGATCAGAACGGTTACACAGGAAATCAGGGAAGTATTCTAAAGAAGGCTGGATTTGAAAAACTGACTGACAAGAAATATCTTACCAGTGACGCTTATCTTCTGCGAGGCGACATCCCCCTGTATCCCTTCCATCATACAGCAATAAATCTGACGGATGGAAAGTATTCCGGGAGCAACAATTCGGCTGATATAAAACCGGAAACAAATGTGGAGGTTACATTAACAGAAACACAGAGGGATAAAATCAGCAAAGGCCAGAGGTGGCTTAACAGCAACTATGGCGCGCTTTTGGAGACTGAAAAAGGCGCAAAGCTGGAAGTTGACGGTTCCTACGGCCCGAAATCCAGAGCCGCTGCGTTGTGCGTCTGGAAAGATGTAGTAAACCGCAAATTTGGTCACAACCTTACTCCCAGTAACGAGAATTTCTATGATTCTTGCCTGAAGGCTGCTGAAGATGCGGTGATTCAGAAGGGTGCAAGCGGAACCTTGCCTTATCTTGCGCAGTTTGTTTTGGTGGCAAAGGGATTCTATAAAGATTCCATGGACGCTAGCTTTGGAGGCAAGACAGAAGATGCGGTAGAAGAGTTTCAGCGCAGAAACGGGCTTGCGGCAACAGGCAAAGTGACGCCGGAGACATGGTACAAAATGTTTAATTAGCAATCAGGGGTGTCCAAAAGTCTATAAGTTGGAAAAACGCTTGGAGGTGGCGCGGAGTACACTTGTTTGGCACCCCTTTTTTGTTTGGAACAAAAGGAGGTGACGGACAATGCCGACAGTAGATTCGCTGGATATTCAGATAGCGGCGCAGTCAAAGCAAGCAAATCTGGCGCTTGATGGCTTGATATCAAGGCTTGATAGACTGTCTAGCTCGCTTACAGGTATTAGCGGTTCTGGTCTTGCCGGTCTTGCTAATGGTGTAAGTCGGCTTGCCACATCCATGCAAGCCATGAACAGCGTTAAGGCTACGGATTTTAACCGACTGGCAAAAAACATTCAGAAGCTAAGCACGTTGGACGCTGCCACCATAAATAATACCGCCAACGCAATATCTACGCTTTCGCAGTCTTTTGGCGGTTTGGGTGCAGTATCCCAGAATGCAGTACAGGTCGGTGAACTGGCAAGCAATCTGTCCAAATTAGGTTATAAAAGCATCGGTACGGCAACACAGCAGATGCCAGCTCTGGCAACAGCCCTTAAAAACCTAATGGCTACGCTGTCAACAGCCCCTAAAGTTAGTCGAAATCTGATTGACATGACTAATGCGCTGGCAAATCTGGCCAGACAGGGGCGTGGTGTCGGAAGTGCCACCAGCGGTCTTTCTTCCTACTTGAATAGGTATAGCTCTTCTGCGACAAGGGCAAGCGTAAGTACACGGAGTCTGGCGGCGGCATTAGGAAGACTCTATGCTAATTTCTGGCTTCTGATTCGAGCCGGAAGGCTTCTCTGGAAATCCATTGAAAGCACTGCTGATTATATCGAGGCGTTCAACTACTTTAACGTGGCGTTTGGCAAGATTGGCAGTGATTGGAGCCATCAGTGGGAACAGTATTCAGAAGAAGCTGGCGTTAAGTCTGCTGATGCATACGCAGAGAGCTTTGCTGATAGAATGAGCGAAACGCTCGGAAAAATGTCGGGCTTAAAACTTGAGGTCGGCGCAGACGGAACAGGCTTGCTGACTTCCAGCGGCATGAAGAACCTTGGATTAAACATCCAAGAAATGACTCAGGCGGCTTCAAATATCGCAGCAATCACAAACTCTGTAGGACAGACTGGTGAAGTATCTTTAGCGGCTTCACAGTCTTTAACTGCGTTAGCGGGTGATATGAGCTCTTTGTTCAACATGGATTATTCCGATGTTATGAGCAATCTCCAAAGCGGCCTCATCGGTATGAGCAGAAGCCTTTACAAGTACGGCATAGATATCACTAATGCCACCTTGCAGACCTACGCTTATGAGTTGGGATTAAGCAAGGCCGTGTCCGAAATGACTCAGGCAGAGAAAATGCAGCTGAGATTGATTGCAATTTTAGATCAGTCTAAGGTCGCGTGGGGTGATTTGGCGCGAACCATCAATTCTCCCAGCAACATGATTCGCCAGTTTAAGAACAACATTGCCGAACTGGGCATGACTATCGGCCAGTTGTTTATGCCGATACTGTCTAAAGTCCTTCCTGTAATCAATGCAGTTACGATTGCACTTACCCGTTTGATGGTAACAATCGCCGGATTCTTCGGAATTCGGTTAAGCCTTGATGGAATGGCAACAGGCTTCGAAGGGCTGGAAGAAGACATTGGCGGTGTTTCTTCTGGGCTGGACGATGTAGCTGGCTCTGCAAAAAAGGCGAAAGCCGGACTTAGAGGTTTTGATGAGTTAAAAACTATTTCTCTGCCCAGTAGTGGCGGTGGAGGTGGTGGCGCTGGCGGCGGTGGCGGCATCGACCTTACGGATGATATTCTGAAGGCTACTGATGAATACACGAAGGCATGGGAAGACGCCTACAATCAAATGGAAAATCGCGCACAGCAAATGGCGGACAATGTTGAGAAAGCACTTGAGCCAGTAAAGAAACTCTTTAAAGATATTTCTATCGGCGATTGGTTTGCTGTCGGTGGTGATGTGTCTACGATCGTAAGTGGTATTTTTGACTTTTTTACCAAGGCAATTAAGAAAGTTAATTGGAGACAGCTAGGCAAAAATATAGGTGATTTTTTTGCGGGTATAGATTGGACGGATATCCTTTCGTCTGTAGGCCGTTTTATCTGGGCTGGAATAAACGCAGCGTTGGAATTATGGTCCAATTCTTTCAGTGCGGCTCCGATTGAGACTGTGTTATTTACGATTTTGGCTCTTCCGGGATTAACTACATTTGGAACGAAGATTGCGGGATTTATTGTGGCTCCGTTTGTAAACTCGTTCACAACCATTACTTCTGCAATTTCAGGAATACAAGGGTTAGTAGCAACAGCAGTTGCAGGAATATCGGCACCCGCAGCTATAACCGTTGGCGTATTGGGCGCATTGGCCGCCGGGCTTGGTTATGTTTATCTTTCAAACGAAGATGTGCGCGAGGGCTTTGAAAAAGCCGTGACGGCAATACAAAAGGGGCTGCAACCAGCAATACAGGTTCTTACGAAAAAAGTCCTTCCTGACTTAAAGGCTGGATGGGACCGTATTTTAGATACGCTGACTCCTTTTGGAAAATTTATTGAAGGTGTATTTACTGACGCATGGCAAAAAATTCTGAATCCTGCGTTGACATATATCGGAGAAACTGTTTTGCCTATGGCGACAGCTGCATTCGAAAATTTGTGGAACAAAGTATTAGTTCCACTGGGAAGTTTTATATTAGATGTGTTGGACCCCGTGATTGAGGGGCTGTCTTGGTTGCTGACCGAATTGTGGCAGAATGTGGTTGTTCCTCTGGCAGAATTTATAGGAAAAAGTTTCTCTTCAGCTTTCGAACAAGCAAGCAATGTCTTAAGCAAAATTGTTATTCCTACTGCTGAAAAAGTGATTGGTGTTTGGCAATTTCTTTGGACTGAAGTTTTTTCGCCTCTCGTAAATTATCTAGGTGAAACTTTCGGGCCTGTCTTCGAGGAGGTTTTCTCTGCCATAGGAGGCTTGATAGGCGATTTGGAAACAGTTTTCGCCGGACTGAACGACTATATATCCAGCGTTTTCCAAGGCGGGTGGCGTTCCGCTTGGGACGGAGTGAAAAACATTTTTGGCGAAATTTGGGCACAGATGGTTGAAAATGCGAAAGCGCCTCTCAATAACCTGATTTCAATGTTTGAAAGTTTGGCAAACAGAATCATTGATGCATTTAACTGGGTAAAACGCGGATTAAACAAGGTCTCTATTTCCATACCTTCGTGGGTTCCTGGCTTTGGCGGTAAGAGCTTTAACATCAATCTTTCTCTGACTGACCATGTTTCTTTGCCGAGATTTGAAAACGGTGGTTTTCCCGATTCCGCAAGTCTGTTCTGGGCTGGTGAGAATGGAATTCCTGAGATGGTGGGAACCATGGGAGGACGCCCCGCAGTAGCAAGTGGTTTGGAAATTACCGGCATCCGTGACGAAATCAGAGCCACGGCAAATGAAGAAATGGTTCTTCTGAGGCAGCAGAATCAGTTATTGCAAGCAATTTTGCAGAAGGAATTTGGCATTACTACAGATGATATTGGCAGAAGCGCCAGGGCTTATGCAGAAGATTATTTTCTCAGAACTGGAAACGAAGCATATTCATTTTAATTTTATTATCCCCCTATGACATGGTGTTGTAGGGGGATTTTTTAGTAGGAGGAATCTCCATGGCCTATGAAGGATATTTGTTAAAACTTGGAAATTACATAGTTCCGCATGAATTTATCCGGGCAGATTCTTACAGTCCATACATCAACATGCAGGATGTAGAACCGTGGACGGATGCCGATGGGTTCACACATCGAAATCCCGTAGAACTTAAGGCGTCAAAAGTGGAATTTGAGACTCCGGCCATGATGACCAATAAGACATTTGGCGAATTTATGCGGAATATTCGTGCAAATTTTGTCTCAGAAATTGCCAAAAATGTTTACATAACAGCATATATCCCAGAACTGGACGAGTATGTAACGCAGTTGGGTTACATGGTAGATATCACACCCAAGATATACGGCATATTTGATGGTGTGATTTATTATGACCCTGTAAGAATGGCCTTTGTAGGAGGCGTTGCGGATGATTGATTATATACATTTTGATTTGTTCGGCAAAAGCGGAATCAATAAGCAGCTGGAGATTACGCATCCTGGCGGCACCATAACTAACAAGGATTTATATTCCGAACAATTTAGTTTGGAAGAAAGTATTTCCACTGCTGAGACTCTAAAGTTTGGGGCTTGTGAAGCCAGTGCATTAAAGTTTCGCGTTAGAAATTCTCCCGCAATTAGTTCACTTGTTGGGCAAAGGCTTTCTACAAAACTGATACTAAACCATGATACAGAGAATCCCCTTGACCTTGGACGGCACAAAGGGTATTCAGACACACCCACCGCCGACCGCAAGTATAGAGATATTGTGGCGTATGATGCTATGTTCGACATAATAAATGCAGATGTGGCAACCTGGTATGCGGCACAGTATTTTCCCATGACTTTAAGAGCATTTCGCCAATCCTTTGCGGCGCATTTTGGATTAGAAGAAGTAAACGCCGAATTGGTGAATGATGATTTGATTGTGGAGCGAACCATCATAGCTAACGAAGTCAGCGGCAAGACCATCTTAACTGCAATTTGCGAGATAAATGGATGCTTTGGGCATATTAACCGCGCTGGTAAATTGGAATATGTGCGTCTGAAAAGCCGTCAATCCGCCGAAATACGCAAGTATAAATCTCCTTTGAGATATGAGAATTACGTTGTAGAGGCTATTACAAAAGTACAGATTCGTCAGGAAGAAGGAGATGTTGGCGGCACGTTTGGCGAGGGCAATAACTGCTACATTGTAGACGGTAATTTTCTTGCTTATGGCAAGACCCAGGATGAGCTCATCGGTATTGCGGAAAATCTTCTGGGAGAAATCGGCGGCATATCCTACCGCCCTTGTAATGTATCTACCTACGGAAACCCTTGCATAGAAGTAGGAGATGGCTTGACCATACATACCAGTGACATGGACATAGTCGCTATTGTTACGTCACGGGCGTTTAAAGGCATCCAAGCCATGCAGGATACCTACACATCCTCTGGCAAAGAAAAACAGCTGCAACAGCTAAATTCAGTGCGAGACGAGCTGAGAAAACTGAGAGCCAGAGCTAATGTCCTTACCCGCACACTGGAAGAAACACGGTCGGAAATCACACGGCTTGAAAGCTATGTTGCAGATAATTACATGACGTCAGAAGCGGCGTCAAGTTTGATAAAGCAAAGTGCTGATGGCATTTTAGAACAAGTTAATTCGACCTTTACCACAAAGGGCGAGGTTGAAGCGTTAGTGGAGGGGCTACAAGGTCAGATTGACGGAAACATTCAGACATGGACCGGCACCGAGACTCCTACGCTAGACAATTATCCTGCTGTGGCTTGGGATGATATGGCAACGAGAAATCAGCATATCGGAGATTTGTACTATGTAGAATCTCAAGGCAACGATTCTGGCTTTTGTTATAGATTTCAGCAAAATAACGGTGTTTATGAATGGGTACTTTTGAAGGACACCGAAATTACTAAAGCTCTAAAAGATGCGGCAGACGCACTTCAGGGGTTAGGAGAAGTAAAGGTAGATTTGGACGCGAATTATTCCACTACCGTGGAAATGACCGCAGAGATACAGAAATCAGCGGAGCAAATTAGCCAAAACGTATCCTCGATCTATGCGACAAAAATTGAAAGCGGCAAAGTCTTGAGTGACGCGCAAAAATATACCGACTCTAAAAACAAGGAGAATATTACTAAAGTTAGTATATTTTATGCTATCGGAAGCTCGCCAACTGAAGCGCCTGAATCCGGATGGTCCACCACTCCGCCACAATGGACTGCGGGAATGTATATGTGGCAAAAGACTTTGACTGAATATGGAGATGGCTCAAGCGCGGAAAGCCAGCCTGTAAATATATCTGGCGCACAGGGAAAAGATGGTGAAAATGCTGAGAACTTACGGATAGACAGTTCAGGGGGATTTACCCTAAAAGAAGATGAATCCGTAACATTGACAGCGCGAATATTTGACGGAACCACTGAGATTGATCCAGACGGTGAGTTATCGTATCTTTGGTGGAAAAGCGTGGATGGAAACAACTATGAAGCGTTAGCTGCAGGCAAGACTGTAACAGTCAGCGAATCAATGTATGAGTCCTTTATGGATGTTTATTTTACCTGCGAAGATAGCGCGGCAACAGTGGCTATTGCAGGCAGAGCTATTGTTGGGATTTCTATTGTTGGTTAAAGGAGGCTTAAAAATGGCATTACAAAAAGTCCCGTATGTGTCTGGCGTAACCGTAATACCGGCACAAAATTTAAATGACATTCAAGACGCAATTATTGGCCTAGAAAACGGCGGCTTTATCACAAGAACTGTTAGCAATCTGACCAATTACTATCTGAAATCAGAAACATATACACAGGCAGAGATAAATGCTCTGGTAAGCGCAATTCCGAAATTTTCTATTCAGGTGGTGTCCAGTTTGCCCACATCAGGCATCAGCAGCACTACCGTGTACTTGCTTAAAACAGGTGACGAAACAAGCAATCTTTACACAGAATATATTTATGTAAATGGTTCATGGGAATCTCTTGGCAGTCAAACGGTTGATTTGTCCGGCTATGCACTTAAGGCAGATGTTCCGACAAAACTTTCCGCATTGACTAATGACGCAGGGTTTATTACAAAAACGGTTTCTGATCTTGTAAACTATTACAACAAGACCGAAACGGATGCAAAGTTTAGTAGGCTTTCTGAGGAGATTGTTGACGAGAGCGTATCAACACTTGAGGAATTATTGACCGCACTTTCAAACAATGAGAAAAACATCGTATTGCAGAAAGGAACTAATATCTCGGTAAATGAGGAAATCACAGTTCCGTCAAATACCACTATTCGTGGTAACGGTGCAACTTTCACAAGAGCCACTGGATTTGAAGGAAAGATGTTTTATCTTAATCAAGGTTGTAGATTGCAAGATATAACCATTGATGGAAACAGAAGTGCGATGACTAATGCACATTGGGATACCACTATTGAAGTTGCGACTTACGGAAATTGTTTGCTTGATAATATTACTATTAACAATGGTAATGAGTGTATTATTTTGTACGGTAACGATAATGTGGTGCAGAATTGTAACATTACGGATTGCGGTGGTAATGGTATTCACTTTAGCGGTGGTAAACGTTCGAGAATTTTGAACAACACTATCATAAATTCTAATCTTACAACATCTCCTGCTATGGGGCACGAAGGAGGATGTATTTCTTGGAGTGCTGAGTGTGAAGACGTGACCGCAATGGGAAACTGGCTTGAAAACGGTCTTGCGGGATTTGGTTTTATCGGTGGTGTGGATAATTCACGAATCAAGATAATTGGTAATACTATCAAGAATTGTGATTATGCTATCGAAGTGAATTTTACATCTTTAAAGCCTGTTAATAATATCGTTATTCAATCGAATCATTTTATTGATAGCGGGAAGGTATCTTTCAACAATACTGAAAATTACAATCCTGCCTTAATTAACGCAGTGATTGACGGTAATGTATTTGAGAATACTGGACTGATTTTAAAAAATGTAGCTGGGTTTGTTGTTACAAACAACATTATGCGTATTCTCACTGGAACTGTTACTGTTGGTGTGAATTGTGACAATGCTACACGTCTTAGAATATCGAACAATCACATTGTAAATAAACTGGATAACAGTATCGGTGTTTATATTTACAGAAATTGCTGTAATGTACTTGTTTCTGGTAACTATGTTAGGGCTAATAAGTACGGAGTATATACCAATACGTCCAATGATGTGATTATAGATAATAATGTGTTTAGAATGATATACAACACTCTTAGCACAGATATTTTCTGCCCAGTTGATGGAAGTAAGAATATCAAGTTTACAAATAACGAGATTGTAAGCTATAAAAAGGGCATCGACTTTGGAGCATATTCTACCATCCTCAACAATACCGTCCTTTTGGCAGATACTACAAAAACAGGACTGCGAGTATTAAGCGGAGCAACAAATGCCATTGTAAAAAACAACCGTTCCAATGTCACCGTTACGGTGAGTGAATCTACAGCGGTTGCAGAAAACAATGATTTAGGAGTTTATGATAGTGTTTTTGCAAGCCTGACAATGGCATTGACGAATCTTACAAGCGATGTTCCTGCCAAGGTTACTAAAGGTGATGAATTTGAGTTTACGCTTGTTCCTGTTGAAGGCTGTACTTTGCCGTCAAGTATTGCCGTGACAAATAACGGAGTGGCTTGTATCATAAGTGATTACGAATATGACAGCACAACAGGAAAAGGTGTGGTATATAGCGTGGTTGGAGATGTGGTGATAACTGCAACGGCAAACGGAACACCAGTAGCGCCAGAACCGTCATATACAAACGTTTTGGAACTCGAATCTACTGTGTATAAAGTGAATCAATATTGGAGTAACAGTGGTGCTGCTTGGAAGGAAGATTCCACTAACACTGCTGTTGTAATCGCTGTTCCCGCTTCTGCGTTCACAATTAGAATCAGAAACACAACAGCACTAGCCACAAATCATTCAAATGTATACATCGGTACTGGTGTGGATACATTGACTGGTGGAAACCTTGGCATGGCAACTACCATTTTCCAAGCCGATTCTAACGGTGATTTAGTTTACACAGACGATAATGCGGCAGGCAATACTTATATTGCAATTCCGTTCTTGGTTGGGGTAAGTGCTGCAACCGATATTATTACCGTGAACGAAGAAATTCCAGTTTAAACAATAATCTGAAAAGAAAGTTTACCAATTTAGCAAAAACGGGCCTCGCCACCTGAAAAGGTTGTGGGGCCTTCCACATTTTATAAGAGGGTGAATAAATGGAATATAAAAGCACTCCTGTTCGCCTTATCAAGGCCAGAGATGGGCAGAGCCAGTATTTCCATGTTAAATATTCGGATGATGGAGAGACCTTTACCGAAAATAATGGAGATACTCTTGGCGCATGGATTGGGACGATGGTTAGCACAGATCCTAACCCAAGTCTTAATTTTGACGATTACACATGGAAAAAATTCACTGAAGACGTTGACGATGAACTTGCAGGAATTCAGCAGGTAATTGTTGAGCAATATACCGATCTGGTACAGGAAAGCCAGAAAATTGCGTTGTCGGCAGTGGAAGGATATACAAGAAAAACAGAATTTGAGGAATTCAAAGAGTATGCTACTGGCGAACTGGAATTAAATTCTAAACGATTAAATCTCAAATTCAGTGAAACTACAGAACAAATAAACACTGTCAGCGGAAATTTGCAAGACCAAATTGACTACATAGAAGAATATTTTGAGTTTGATGTAAGGGGGCTAACTATTGGTCAGGCCGATAGCCCATTTAAAGTCACTCTTAGTCATGAAATGTTGCAATTTTTAATCAATAATAACGTATCGTTGCAGCTTGACCCGGACGGGAACTCTATTATTCCTATCTTAAAGGTAACGCAAAGCAAGGATGAATTCGGGTATGTTACCATGAAAGATTCCAACGGACGCATCGTTGAATCCTTTGTAGGTGAGGAGGAATAATCAATTGGCTAGATCAGGAAACATAATAATTACGCAAGGGTCTCAAGACCTTGTTAATGCGACTACGCCAATAACCATAGTCGGAAAAATCACAACAACTGATGGCTCGTATCGTGGCGACCACCGAACGGGAACAGTTGTGGTGAAGCAAGGCAATACAGAAATATACTCCGGAACATTTACCCATGGTGCTCCGGCAAACACTACCACTACATTATTTACTGTAGAGCTTACAGTAGTGCACGATGCCAATGGTAATGCAGGTGTAATAACTGCATCTTACAACTATGATAACGGATGGTGTACTGCATCAGCCACGCTGGTTGTTCCAAGCATATCCAGAGGGTCGACGCTTACAATTAACGACGGCGTATTGGGTACGGCGCAGACATACACTATCAATCGTGACAACAGCGGGTTTACACACAAAATCAGATTTATTTGTGGCAAATTGTCAGGGTATATCTTGGGGTCGTCTACATCAGCGTCAACTACAATCCAAAATCAAAACTGGATCCCGCCTTTAACATGGGCGACACAAGCACCATCCGACACAGAAGTGTCGGTTGTTTTTACATTAGAGACTTATTCTGGCAACGCCCTGATTGGCAGCAACTCTTACACAAGAACATTTGACATTCCTGCGTATATAAGACCTGGCGTTACTATGACGGTTTCCGACCCTACCGGATATTTGGAAAAGTACGGAGCTTATGTAGAGGGGCAATCAAAAATAAAAGTTGTGTTGACTGCTTCTGGTGCTCAGGGTTCAACTATAACAGCTTATAAAATTGTTGCAAACGGAAAAACATATTCCGAAGCTGAAATTACCACGGACGCAATAACGTTTGATGGCGATTATAGGGTCACGGCGTATGTTACGGATTCTCGAAATCGTACGTCCGAAATTCAGGCAAAAACAATTACTGCTTTTTCGTATGATTTGCCTCAGCTTAAAAATGTCAGAGTCTTTCGCTGCAACGAGGACGGCACGGCTAATCCAGTAGGCGATCACTTGGGTGTAAAATTTAGCTCGGTGGTATCTGGATTAAACGGCGGCAATAGTGCTGTTTATACAGTGAAGTACAAAAAGAAAACTTCCGGGGCGCTTAAAACGGAAATTCTTGAGGCCTATGACAAGCAATACAATGTTGTTGATGGTTTGTTTGTATTTGCCGCTGACACTGGTTCGTCTTATACTATAACTGTATCCGTGGCAGATGATTTCAACACGACTTCCATAACTCTTTCTGGCCCCACAATCCGCATCCAGAGTTGTAAATTTGCCAATGGTGCTCATGGCATTGCGTTTGGCAAATACGCAGAGTTGGAAGATGCATTTGATGTGGGATGGCCTGGGCATTTTCGAGAAGGGCTGACGGTATACGACAGCGAAGGAAAAGCACACGATGTTTTAAATGCAATAAACGAGATAGGTACTTTGGGCAATTACCTTCCCAGGTCTGGCGGCTCGAAAAAACCACTGACAGGTTCTGTCTATCTCAACAACAACGTCAATTTTTGGGCTAAAGGTCCCGACGGGGAGAATTACGATGCTTTCGAACCAAAAAACGCTGATGGAAATACGTTGGTCGGCTGGAGCAATTATGACAAAAAGTCGGGCGATACTACGATATACGGTCATGATGTTTGGTTCGGAGTGTCTAATATTGGGAATCCAGGGCGGTACAGGCCTTATTATCGGCGAGGCGAGGGATATGCTATTGGAACTATTGCGACTGCCGGATTTGTTACTAACGAAGGAAAAGATGTCTACTTTATTTTGCCGGTAACAAAGTATATTATAGGATCACCTGTTATCTCGATAACTAGTGTTGATGGTTTTATATTGCGTCAGGGGGGCAGTTATACACATGGTTCTGGCGCGACAACATGGGTAAAGCCCGACTCGTACGAAGAAGTATTACTGCCTTCAAATTGTATAAGAATAAAAGCGTCATTTACAAACACAACAAATGTAATTAATAACGATGTAATTGGTATCTGGTGGAGTGGCCGGATGGATTTTTCGTAAAGGAGATAGGTATGGCATTAGAAAAAGCAATAAAACAGCCGGATGGGGTTGTTACAAATTATCACCGGATATTGTTCCTTCAGACAACTGTAAACCGACAAAATTCTATCGCAGTATTGTCATACGTAGACAAAGACTCTCGGGCAGATGAAATGGCAACACCAAGTATGCAACCTTACCGAAAAAGTAAAAGCTACGAGACAGAATATGACGAAACAATGACGATTGAATCCGCATACAATTTTTTAAAGTCTCTTTCTGAGTATGAAGGTGCATTGGACGCATAAAAGCAACGAAGCCGCCTTTGGTCGTGAAACCAGGGCGGCTTTTTTAATTTATACTTCTGTTATTACCTTGGCGATATATCCAAGAACATGAATACTATTGGAGCTTTCCGCTCTGAAGATTCCATCCCTTATTCCGTAATATCTTATCTTGCCTTCCTCTATACGGTGTTTAGTAATCGCTAAGAATTCACCCACAACCAGCACGACAACATCATCTTGCATGGGCGCCCTGTCGTTTGCGAGCAACAAGATATCGTCCTTCATGTAGAATGGCAGATAATGGTCACAGGGAATCCGAATCCCGAAAAATACCTTGTGGTAGACCTCTGTGTTATATTCATCTGACAATTCATAATCCTCATAAAATTGTGTCTTGCGCAGATTTCCATTGGCAGTGCACAGAGGGGCCATTATTCGAATTTTACGGTGTTTATGTTGTTCTTGGTGCAATCTGAGCCTTAATTGGTCTTCTAAGTGCCATTTTATAAGGGATTTCGAGCTTTCAGGCAAATCTCTGTACATTTTTATGTATTTTATGGCTTCTGGTTTGTACGTTCCGGTGCCAACAAGTTCATCTATCCCTACTCCAAATGCCCGCGCCAATTTTATGGCGGTAGAAAGTCGGCAATCCTTGGCCTCTTTGTCATATAGGAAATTTTTTAGAGTCTCAAACGTCATATCCGCTCGTTCGGCGGTTTCACGGAGAGTCCAGCCTTTTTGTGCTATTTCTCGGTCAATATTGTGCCTAAACTCTGTTATGTGATTTTCGCTTTTTTCTGCTTTTACCCCACATTTCTTTCCTGCAACATCAGTTTTTTCGTTTTTCAAAGTCTTTCCTTCCTGCATCCTTGGTGCTAAAATAACACCATCCTCAATAGAGGATAGTTCAAGTTCTGGCCGAGGGGAGTGTTTTACTTGGCGGTGCACTCCCCAGAGTCTATTGCTTTTAGTTTAGACTACAGGTGACGGGTTGTCAAATTGATTTTTGAGAAAAAGGTAAAATATATGAAAATAAATAGAATATTTTTATTGTCCTGGATAGGGCTTTTGAACGAAATACAGTTTCCACGCAGAACAATTATTGACACACGAACTGATGTTCGGTATAATGGGCGTATCGCTACCTTGGTTCGTGTTGATTTTGGAGGTTCTGGCTATGGAGAATGTGAAAGACAGAGAGTATTATATAAAGGAAATAACCGGGCTGATTGCAGGTGTGCATGATTTGAAGTTTTTGGAATTTATGTTCAGATTTATAAAGAGAACAAAAGAAAACTGGGGTGTTTAGCCCCAGTTTATTTTTTTGAAGCAACAAATTCAATGTAACTGTAAATCTGTTCCTTCTGTGCTGCATCCATATTTTTCACGATGGACATATATTTCAATAATCGTTGATCTCCGAGCATATCTGCAAATAATTCTGCATCATCGGGCAAAGGTGCTTCCCAGCCCATTAAGTATCCAGGCGAAACGTCAAGTGCTTTAGCAATAGCCTCAATTTTGTCCGAGGGTATGTTAGTGATAATTCCATTTTCATATTTATATATAGTCTGTTTTGACATTTTTACCTTTTCTGCAAGCTCAGTCTGCGCTATTCCTAGAATCTCTCTACGTTTTTTAATTCTTTCTCCGATTGTCATAGCCAGAATCTCCTTTCTTAGCGGTAACTTTATTATATCACAAAAAAGTGTGAAGTCAAGTAAAAAATAACTTGACAAGTTACAGAAGCGTGCTATAATGGAAGTAACTTGATAAGTTACAGAAGCGCGAAAGGAGTGATGATATGGTTGATACAAAAGAGCTTCGCGGTATATTTGCCAAGAACGGTGTTTCTCAGTCTGAGGTCGCGAAAATGCTTAATATGGCGCCTAAAACCTTTTATTTGCGTATGCAAAAAGGCGTTTTTGGGAGCGATGAGATTGAGATTATGATTGACCGATTTAAAATTGAAAATCCGATGGATATTTTTTTTGCCAAAGCGGTAACTTGATAAGTTACTAATAAGAAGGAGGCTGTTATGAACGAATTACAGATATTTAAAAATGAAGAATTCGGTTCAATTCGCACAGTGACGCTGAATGGAGAGCCGTGGTTGGTTGGCAAAGATGTTGCGAAGGCGTTGGGGTATTCCAACACAAGGGATGCACTGGCCGCGCATGTAGAATCTGAGGATAAGAATACCGTCGTGATTTCCGACGGAAATAGAGGGAATCCGAATCAGACAGTTATTAATGAATCTGGTTTATATTCCTTGGTAATGTCTAGCAAGCTTGAATCCGCAAAGCGTTTTAAGCGCTGGGTGACATCGGAAGTTATTCCATCTATCCGCAAAAACGGTGGTTACATAGCCGGACAGGAAACATTGTCGGATGAGGAACTGTTGGCAAAGGCGCTTCTGGTAGCACAAAACAAAATTGCTGAGAGGGATGCACTGATTCAGAAGCAGAGAGAGCAGATTGAGGCAGACAAGCCCAAGACAATCTTTGCAGATGCAGTAGCCACTAGCAAAACCTCAATTCTGATCGGTGAGCTTGCAAAACTGATTTGTCAGAACGGGCACCAGATTGGACAGAAGCGTTTGTTCCAGTGGATGAGAGACAAAGGTTATTTAATGAAGTCCGGTGCATCCTACAATCAGCCAATGCAGAGATATGTGGAGCAGGGATTGTTTGAGATTAAAGAAAGAGCGATTCAAAACCCAGACGGCAGTTGCCGACTGACAAGAACCACTCTTGTGACGGGGAAGGGTCAAATATTCTTTATTAACAAATTTTTAGGGGGAGCAGCAACATGAAAAATAAGATTTTGAAGGGAGTAACAGGTTTGGCAGTGATGATAGCTTTGTTAGCCATGTGCGCAGTAGACGGCGAATACCGAGACTTTGCGCTTTTGGCACTTACATTAGCTGGGTGGTGGCTGAGCCTGTTTTGTTTTGCAAACAGAGATAGATTAGAGGGGCGGTGATTTGATGAAACAGCCTAAGCGTTTAACACGAACCCAGAAGGAATGCGCGAGGGCGCACTACCTGAACCCCAAAGATTGGGCATTGGTAAAGGAAACAGTCTTTTTTTACCACATTATTAATAAAGAAACGGGGCGGCATCGGTTTTTGGATAAAGCCGTGCTGACCAGAAGATAAGGAAGGAGAATTCAAATGAACGAGGCAGCAAGAGATTTATGTTATCAGCATTACAGAAACGAGACGGACCCGGCGCATAGAATCCAGTTTTTGGACATTTTGGTTGGGCTGTTAGGGGCAGAAAGAGAGGAACTTGAAAGGGCGCAGATGGGCGTATCTGTACCGTCAATGAAGAGGGGGAGCAAATGAATATTAAGTTAAGGAGACTGGAAATTGAAAATTTTAAAGGCATTAAGCGCCGAGTAGTAGAGTTTGGCGACACCACCAGAATCAGCGGGGCAAACGCCACCGGCAAGACGAGCCTGTTTGATGCGTTTACATGGCTTCTGTTTGATAAGGACAGTTTGGGCAGTAGTAAGTTTAATGTACGTCCGCTGGATGGAGCCGGAAACAAAATTCACAATGTAGAAATCAAGGTTATTGCCACTCTGGATATTGAAGGCAAGGAAGTGGAACTGTCTAAGACCCAGAAGGAAAAATGGGTGAAGAAGCGTGGAACTTCTACACCGGAATTACAGGGTAACGAAAACTTGTTTGAGGTTGACGGATATCCCAAGTCCGAGAAGGATTTTAAAGCCTTTGTTGCGGAGATTCTGAGCGAAGATCTGTTCAAAGTTCTGACAAATCCTCAACATTTCCCCAATCTTCCATGGAAAGAACAGCGAGCAATCCTGATGCGATTTGCCGAAGATGTGCCGGATGCGCAGTTGGCAGTTGAGTTGGGAGACTTTGACGAGTTGGTGGTTGAGCTTGAAAAGGCTCCGTCCACTGATGATATCCAGAAGAAATATGCCAAGGCCCTGAGCGAATGGAAAAAGAAACAGGCTGAAATACCGGTTCGCATTGATGAACTGGAACGAAGCAAGGCTGATATTGACGTTGCTGAGTTGGAACGCATCAAAATTGAAACAGAAGTACAGCTTGCGGAACTCAATATCAAGAAGGCCGAGGCAGACGAACGGTTGAAAGGTCTGAAGGGAAAAGCCGATATCGTTTTTGACCTGAAGTTTAAACTTTCTGATTTAGAGAGAGAAGCTAACGCCGATCTGGACAGAAAGAATCGGGAAGCCACAAACGAGATGCTCCGTGCGTCTAATGAGGTTGCTGAGATTAAACAGACGATTTCTGCGCTTGAAAAGTCAATGGCAATTGACGAGCAGCGTAGAAAAGCGCTGTATGCACAGGTTCAGAAACTTGGGGATGAATTCAAGGCTGTTCAGGGCTCTGTATTTGACGAATCTGAGGCCGTTTGCTCCCTTTGCGGTCAAGAATACCCCTCTGAACAAAAGGCGCAGATGAGGGTCAATTTTGAAAAGCTGAAGCAGGAAAAACTTGAGGAAATTTCTGCGCAGGGCAACGAGTTGGCCAAGGAATACAAGACTCTGGGGCATAACGTCAAGCAGCAGAAGCTTGAAACTTACAAATTGGAAGCGGTTTTAAAGGACAAGGTTGGCGAACTGGAAACTTTGAAAAAGGTTTTGGCAGAGATGCCGGATGGTGTGGATATCTCCAACAGGGAAAACGTTGTCGCTCTGAAAAAACAGATAGCCGAGGCAGAACAGGCAATGGTGGATGAGCAGAATTTGTCCCGCGAAAGAGAACGTGTTGCCTATGAAATCGAACCGTTACAGAAACAGATTTGGGCGGTGGATGCTCAGATTGCTAAAGCAGAAGGCAACAAAGCGATTGATGAGCGGATTGACGAACTGCAAACCGAACAGAGGGCAGTTGCCCAGAAGGTGGCAGACCAGGAGAAGATGATCTACCTTCTGGAAGAATTTATTCGTGCCAAGATGGACCATGTGGCTGCAGGTATCAACGAGAAGTTTGACGGTGTGGCGTTCAAGCTTTTCGATGCGCAGGTCAACGGTGGATTTCGGGAGTGCTGCGAATGCACGGTCAAGGGCGTTCCGTATGGTTCTTTGAACAACGGACACAGGATTATTGCCGGCTTGGAAATTATCAAGGCATTACAAGCTCTGTACGGCGCATATCTTCCGATTTGGGTGGATAATGCGGAGTCTGTGAATGAGTTTAACTTGCCGGACATGGCGAATCAGATGATTCTTCTGACGGTGAGTGAAGATAAAGAATTAAAGGTGGAGGCGTAAATGGGAAAGCACACAATGAGCGACTTGTACCAAATGCAGTCGTTACCATTAAGAGCCAAAATCGCAATGACTGAACGAAGGATTACGGAGTGGGTCGAAGAATACGGTGAAAATGGCGTATATGTCTCGTTCTCCGGTGGAAAAGATAGCACAGTTTTGTTAGACATTGCCAGAAGCCTTTACCCGAATATCAAGGCGGTATTTGTGGACACAGGACTGGAATATCCCGAGATACGGCAGTTTGTGAAAACTTTTGATAACGTCGATTGGTTGAAGCCCAAGATATCATTCCGACAAGTTATTGAAAAGTATGGGTATCCGTTTATCTCCAAAGAGGTTGCAGAATGTGTTGACGGAGCAAGGAAGTATCTTAGAATCTTGACAGACAGACAGACAGACAGACAGACAGACAGACCGGTGCCGTATGCTCAGTTCTTCAGGAAACTGCAAGGAACAGGAGAATACAAGAATCAAATTCCAGCACGAGTGGGACAAACTATGTGGACAGAATCAGTATGCTCCGAAAATCGAGGGGGGGGTACGACAACAAGTATCGGAAGCTTAGAGGAATTGGCGAATATTCTGACTCGAGATCTGGGAAATTCACACAATCAAGGGAGCCCGTGTCGGTTGGCAAGACTGCTAAATATGCTAACAGTGGACAACCAGATTCAGGTGAATATCCCTAGCCATGACAGATCAATGTTTGCGCAGACAAGATATAAGTTTTTCTTAGATGCCCCGTTCGAGATATCTCAAAAATGCTGTTCTGCGATTAAGAAAGGACCGGTTCACGCGTATGCACGGCAGACAGGCAGAAAGCCTATGACCGCGCAGACTGCCAGCGAGAGTCGATTGAG